AGGATCGCCTGCCACTAGATGAATGTGGCTTGCTTCACTGCTGCCAGTTCTTGTTAGAGTAAGAGCTGTCATTCCACCAATGCCAATTCCGGAACTGTTAGTAATTGTAAATGTAAAGGTTGTCATGGCACTTGACACTGGTATAGTCCAAGATAATTGCTGGCTACCCTCGTTGCTAAATGTCAATGTGCCTGTTGTAGCAGTGCCTAGTCCTCCAACACCAAAGTCACCGGTAAATGTATAATCTATTGTTCCAGTTACCCAATTACTATTATTGGGATTTACAATTATTGTTATAGTATCACCATCAGTAAATCCACCCGGATGATCAGAAGTAATTCCAGTAGGGCTAGTTCCACGCAGAACCAAACTCTGTCCAGCACTTGCTCCCGGAGGAGTGATAACTGTGGTAGTGGCTGTTTCACCTATGACGCCACCTTGCGGTAATGCCAAGTTACCATCTGTGCCAAAGGTCCAGTCATTGTTGTTTACTGTAAGTTTAGAACCTACACTAACTACTGGTCCGGTAAATGTATAGCTTTGACCATCTTGGAATCGTGGACCGCCTGAGTTTCTATCTAAAATTACGTACTTGCCAGTTGGATTAACGGCTTGTAGCACACCATCGACAACACCAGGACCGTTCACAACCCAGGTTGTATCAAGACCAGTGTAGTCCAGTGTGGTGAACACGCCTGTATAACTATCACTGCCGAATGAATTTACAACTGGACCCTTAATCAAATTACTTGTTTGATCGCCGATCATGGTGCCATTTGGTAATGTTAGATTACCATCTGTGCCAAGTACAACTGTGCTATTTCCGCTTACTAGTCGATCTTCTTGTGCACGAACGCCCTGACTACCAGTATATCCAATATCGCCTTGTGATCCTGTGTAACCAGTTGCACCAAATGATCCTGTATATCCAATATCGCCTTGTGATCCTGTGTAACCAGTTGCACCGAATGATCCTGTGTAGCCGATATCTCCTTGACTGCCTATGTAACCAATATCTCCTTGCGATCCAGTATAACCAATGTCGCCTTTACTACCTGTGTAGCCGATATCTCCTTGCGATCCTGTATATCCAATTGAGCCAAAGCTACCTACATAACCGGTGTCTCCCTGGCTTCCGACGTATCCAGTTACACCAGAGCTACCTGTGTAGCCAACACCAGTTGCTCCTTGTGGTCCTATAATACCTTGGGCGCCAGATAGCTCACTTACGAATGTGTAAGCGGTACCTGACCACAAATACAGTCTACTATTTTCTGAGTCGTTGGTGTTACCATTTTCAATTATGGCAAATTGGCCAGCCACAATGCCAGTTGGTGCAGTATCTGCTATTAATGCCGCCACTGACAAGTATGATTTTGCAATAGCGAATCCAAGTCCAGTGTCGCCTTTGCTACCTGTGTAACCAGTTGAGCCAAATGATCCTGCATAACCTGTTGTGCCTTGACTGCCTGTGTAACCAACATCGCCTTGGCTACCTGTGTATCCGTTTGCACCAAATGATCCTGCATAACCTGTTGTGCCTTGACTGCCTGTGTAACCAACATCGCCTTGGCTACCTGTGTAGCCGTTTGCACCAAAGCTACCTACGTAACCTGTTGTGCCTTGGCTGCCTGTGTAACCAACATCGCCTTTACTGCCTGTGTAACCACCAGATGAATAGGACAAGTTTACCCATGCAGTATTACCGTCACCATATTTAATTTTAAAAGTGTCGGTTTCAAATCCTGGTTCGCCTGCTGCCAATATTGGATTGGTTGTTGTCCAGTTTAACGCGGTGTCTCTTCTAAGTTGTATTCTACTCGGCATTATAATTCCTTTTATTTTATCACAGTTGGGTTATGCATAACCTTATTTTACTATTTAGTGCTACAACCGATTAATGTTTAATCAGTTACAGCTTGATTTTGACCCAATTTTAAGGCTTTTGTATATTTCCTTGAATAGACAAATACGCTATTTTAACAGCCAATCGATCCAGTGCTTGGGCTATTGTAGTAGGTGCCGGACTTGTCCAGTTAGTTGCATCTGCAGGAGTATAACTGCCGTTGACAACCCCTCCAACAATTGGCAAGTTTTCTAAGTCATTGTAGTCATTGGTCAACGATACTGCGGACAATGTGGTTTCAAATGTGGAACCAGCTGCTCCACCATCTAGGTCGCGACCGACAAGATTTCCATCAATGTTACTTTTAAAACTGACAGAAACAGCACGACCACCTTCGTAATTGAATTCAAGGTTGGCACTACTACTGCTACCAGTATAGCCTATAGGTCCAATACCACCTGTAGCACCAACGGATCCATTGTTACCTGTGGCTCCTGCTGAACCTGTGGCTCCTGTAGGTCCAGTTGCTCCTGCTGAACCTGCTGATCCGGTATATCCAGCAGGCCCTGTTGCGCCAGTACCTCCATCAATCCCGGACGCCCCGGTATTGCCTGTGTTGCCTGTGCTGCCTGTGTAACCAGTTGGTCCTGTTGCTCCGGCTGCCCCATTAACTGCGGCACTGCCTGTGTAGCCTGTTGTTCCTTGTATGCCGCTAGCGCCTGTAGCACCTCTTGATCCGACATCTCCCTGTGATCCTGTGTATCCATTTGTTCCTTGACTTCCTGTGTATCCTGCACCGCCTTGAGGGCCAAGATTACCTCTTGATCCTGTGTAACCAATTGTGCCTTGGCTACCTGTGTATCCAACGTTGCCTTGTATGCCTTGTATGCCTTGGCTACCTGTAAAACCTATTGTATTTAACACTGTTCCGCCAGGTGTTACACCATCTTGTACCCTTAGTGATTTCAAGGTTGTGTCAACAACCACTTCCCCCACTGGCCCAACATATGTGCTAGTGACCTGAACGTTTCCTCGTTTTAATAGTATTAATCGTGCCATATCAAATAACTCCACCGTTGACTTCAGGTTCAGTATAAGACTGTGAAACAGGAACAATGACTCCGCCATCAATCAAGTCATCATCAATGACAACGTCGTTGTCATTGTTGTCGGAGTCCGGAGAACTAGAATAATATCCAGGTTGTACATTCAAATACAACGGAACTCCATAGTTATCGTCGATATAAACAGGTTGTTCTGTGTTATCGGCGGTCCGTATGGTTTTCATGGTCAATTTATAAAGCCTTTGCTCCAACAAATTAACTGTGTTTTTACTAATGGTAAAAGTGCCACGGCCTAGAGCAATATTTGCAAATGCAATTGAAAAAGTATCAACTGTGACATTGTTAAGTGGATCTTGTATTTCCGCTTGCATGGCATAGCCGGTCATGTCTACAGCTTTCTGATCTTGATTTTTTACATTTACCTGTATAGGGTTGTCAATTCCCTTGTAAATTGTCACAGGTTTAGCATACATTTGTCGATTCCTCGTGGTAAAGATAGTGGGGTCCCAAATTTGAGCCTCCACTGTGTTCGGGTATAAATAACTTTGGATTGTAATCATTATTTTAGTATTTATAGCAAAGTGGAAGAAATCAAACAGCTACTATCAAAGTACCCTTTTATAACGTACCTCGTATACGGTGGTAATGAATATATCGGTATTATACAAAACTCAGACGAGCAGATCACCACCATCTACGACTTTGGCAGCCTAAAAGTGCCAGAACAGAAGAAACGTTTCCTAGAATTGGGAGAACAATGGTGGTGGGAAAGTAATAGGATTATACCTATCAACGTGTTCCTCAAGCAGGAGTGGGCAGAATTTAAATTCTGCGTCAAGACCATGAACAGCAAAGATGTTGTGATTCACACCGGACCACAAATCAACCTGAAAGAAATGGCTTCCAAGCGCAGTAAACGCCGGTCAATTACTTTAATTAGAAAGATTAGCTAGATTCATGTTAACTACCACAAGATGTGAGTAGGCTACGGCGTGACTTTTTTTGAATCCGTAACTGCCATCAGTGGGCTTTTCCCACACAGTCTCAGCTACCTCAGCCCAAGGTAAGCCAATCAAATGCCTTTTAGCAGGACGTATCACAGCCAAGAACATGGCCAGTCTCGGTATACTGTTAACTGCTTCTGGCATTTTAATTAGTGTATTATAATGATTACCAATGTGAATTAACTGCGCACAGAACTCTGGTTCATACAGTTTATGCCATGGTGGTGCCACAGTCATTAGTTCATTTAAATGAGCTTCGTCACGGACCTGACTGTACAGGCCCACATTGAGAAAGTCCAGCTTGATATAGCCACGATCCTCTGCCGCCCTGTAGTCGATGCCAGCACGATTGGTAAAAGGGTCACGTGGAATTTCTGTCACATAAATGCCAGTGTTATGTGCAGTTCTTTGTTGGTTGTCAGTTATAATAGTTGCACCGATATGCTGTACAACATTCAATGCTTGCTGGCGATCAGCGAAGTCAATATCAACGTCACTGGTAAATTTCATAATCCTGCTGTCTCTAAAATTTGTCTTGCCCAAGCTACATCTGCGGCACTGTCTCGAAACCTACTGTTCCAATGATCTGGATTGATCCAATCCACAATCATGGCCACTTGATCTTGTGTGAGTGAACCAAGAAACTCAACTCCTGAAGCACAATTAAAAATACTCCAAGGGCTAATACGTCCTGTTGATACATGGTGTATAATACGATTGACATTGCCGTACCTGAAATAATCGACAAAACCGTTCTTGAGTTCTGGATGAATTTCTGCATATTCTTGCATTTCCTTTAGAGACCGTTCTAGTGCATCCTGCACACTTTCTTTACGCATGTACTCAACAAGCCATTCTTCATACAGCCTGTCACTGGCCCAGTTGTCCAGCTTCTTGTTATTTTTTAGCAACCACTGCATGTATGACAAGAAGTTGACACAACGAACATCCACACAATAGCGTCCAAACTTGACAAATGCTAGATAGTAAGAACTTTCACAAAAGTCCTCATAGCCCTTGGCCTTGGCAGACATTTGTGTGCTGTTATAAAACATCACGTAGGCTTGTAAACCCCACTGCACACCAGTTTCTTTTTCCTGCTGGTGTCTGCGCTTTTTCTCGCACAGGTGACTGGTCAAGGTTGTTTCTTTAACAAATGCCTTGTCGCAAAATTTACAGACAAATTTAGATTCAGTTGTAGCCAATTTGGTTGATTTCCAAGCCTCGAGAATCTCTGAAATCATAGATCTGTTTTGATACGTTTGTCATCCCAGCCTAGATCTCGTGCCATGGCTTTGAGTTGATCCGTGGTATTTAGTTCAACCATGATATCAATTTCTTCCCTGCTCAAATGCGGATATTGGCTTTCAATGAACTTGAATGCTTTTTGATTGCCTGTGCCCTTGGGTGTTTTGATCCAGTAATGGCGTTTAGCACCCATACCAGGGCTCACTGTTGTGCACAGTAGCCATTGTAGTTTAGGGTGACGACCAATGTCAAAGAAGTTCATGTTCACACGATCATTGTGAACACGCAGATACCATTCTTGCAGTTCTGGTGAACCTTCCACATTGCATCCCCACTTGAGCATGAGATAAGTGCTGAACTTTTTGCGTTCTTCATCACTCAGGCTGTCGTAGAATCCACGATCCTTGGTATCAAAGGCTCGCATCTCTGTATTGATATCTAATTTACTCATAGCTTATTATACTACCAGGCCTTGCTAAAGTCAACTACTTCGCTCACTCTGCTGATTTCTTTCACAAAGAACACACATAAAGGTTTTTCCACTTCAGATTCAACTGGAATAGCTAGCATTTGTCCGGGCTTGAGTTTAGGGAAATACCATTTGACATCTTGATAGATATCTACAATTTCCACAGGATGGAATTCAGGTCTAAAACTGCTGATAGGGTTGAAGCAAAATGCACTAAATCCTCGATCGTTGATACTGGTCAGTGGTACCACTTCTAGATCGCCTAGGTCGCTTTCACCAATTAGCAATTGCCAATCCACTGGCATTTTAACTGTCCATGGACCAATACGTAGTACTAGGGCAGGGCTATTAAAACTTTCCAAGAAGATCAAGGGAATGTAAAAGTAATCGGGATTCTTTGGGTCGCTGTTGTCTAGTACACAAAAACGCAGATCCTCTACCTCATCGGGGATCTCGTTCATGTCGTAGGCTTTGTTGTTATCTAAATTTAATATTCGTGACATTTGTTTCCGTTGTTGTTATGTTTTGTAGTCAACTTTTTCTATTGTGAAAGGATACTTGGCTTCTTTGTAAAATGCCTTGCGTTGCGTCAAATGCCGCTTGGCAAACTTGCAGGTGCTGGTTATATCCCAAATCTGGACGAAGTCTTTGTCTTCCGCTTTCCTAACACCACGTCCAATAGATTGGATAACCCGGACAAAGCTCTTTCCGGGCTCAATAAGAACCAAATTGAATATCCTAGGAATATTAATACCCACAGCGGCCACACCATAAGTCGCCACAATAACCTTACCGTCACTTGTGGCCACATCGTCGTATTCGTCCTGCCGCTCCGCTGCCTTAGTTGCGCCCGATACAAAAACCGCATCCTTGATCCTTTCTGTTAGTGCCTGTCCAGCTGCCACCCTGTCCACCAAGATCAAGGTATTACCAGACTCTGCAATTCTTTTAATCATTTCGCCAATGTAGTCTATACGTTCTTTGGATTCTAACAGATATTTCAATTCACTCTGATAGTTGGTATATTCCACATGATCCAACAATTGTACAATATTAACATGGCATTGAGCAAGAACTCCTTGCTCTTGCAGCTCACTGGCACTCAGCTTGCCTATCACATTGCCCAGGCTACAGCTTATGCTCATGGCCTCATATTTTTCTTTGGGAATAGTTCCTGTTAGACCCCAACGCATGGGCACTTGGCTCATTACACCAGTCAGCAAGGTCTTCAAGGCATCTGCCTTGGCCATGTGTACTTCATCCACAATAACGCATACCACATCTTCCAGAAACTCATGTATGGTTATTTCTGCTTCATGGTTCTTGGTATTCTTGAGTAACACATTTAAACTTTGCCAAGTACAAATGGTATGCCTACGTCCAAATTCTTTACGGTCTCCAAAGAACACACCAACATCCAGGCCCATGTTCACATAGTCTTTTTCTGTTTGTGTTACCAGGCTCTTGTTAGGTACAATCACAATGCTACGTCCGTAATCACTGATAGCATGACTCAATGCGGCAGTGATAATTGTTTTACCTGCACCTGTTGCAATCTCCTGCAGGCACTGTGGGTTCTCCAAAAACCTATTGATAATCTCAACTTGATAATCTCTTAGCTCTACTGGATGGCCTTCTTTGGGATGTCCTTTAGGCCACATAACATGACTAAACGATGCCTCGTGAACCTCTTGCAGATCAAATTTAGTCCTGTAGGACCTGGTATCATCAAGCTCGATGTCGTAGCCTTGTTCTGCCAACCAAGGCAGTATCTCAGTCAACAAATTGATGTATGTGCTACCACTGAGTTGGAAGAAACTGACCTTGCCATCCCAACGACCCAGCCTTACTGCCGGAAGGTATCTGGCACCTGGTATATCAAATTTATATTTGTTCACCAGTTGACGCCTAGTATCAAGATCCAAGCCCTTGATACGAACATTGACTTCATCTGCTATTTCTAGAATACATTGCATATTGTAATAATTGTTAATCTTGATTATACACAACTTCTGTGCCAAACACAACCTTTTCCGAGCGTTGTACGATCTGTATTTTCTTCACACCCACCATCAATGCTGTCATGGTCACCAATAAAGGTATGTGTAGATCCCAGCTGGAACTCCAATGGTCCAAATGCACACAACGATAACCAGCCACATCCGGCATTTTTCTTTGTCCAACTCGAACAGTCAATACCTCTTCGGGCTTGAAAACTGTCAACAGGTCTTGTTTAATCTTTTCCGACGAGCCACCTGATGTATTTTCAAAAACAAATATGGGCCAACGATGGCTTAACTCTGCATATTCAACAATGTCTTCTAGTGCATGCGGTCTGCTTAACGGTAAATGTGCATCCTTGTTTAAAAGCAAGTTTTGCACACTTGCACTATATTTCAATTCTGCGTACTGCCGGAGCTCAGCACTGACAGTATATCCCAAAATACTGCTGTTATCGATCAGGCGCACAAGATTATCTACGCCAAACCCATCAAGTTTTTCATTGATGTACTCTATTAAACTATTCTCAGCATTGATAATTTCCAATCCGGTATCACCAGCAATCAATTCGATTTTGTATCCCAGCTGTTGGGCCTGTACAACTTGTGCAATCAGTTCAACTATTTGATCATCTGGTTCAAAATTGTATTTACCTACCAGGTGCTGTAGCCACATCAGTCTTGGTTCAGTCACAGTTGCCACCCACATTTTGCTAGCAACATCAAATCGTAAACTGCCCGGTATATCTTTGGCACTTTGTTTAAGTTCATTCACCAAAGCATCATCGTAGGGAAATCTGATGTAAATTAGATCATCTTTTAGCTTGATATCTCGACTGCGGTCTACAAACCTCACAGGCAATCTAAACACTGCATTGTGTTCGTGCACACCCAAGTCTAGTCCATTAATGGCCAATTGTCTACGATACTTGACTACCAGTTTGTGCGCCAACAATGCCTGTCGGTCGGTCAATGGTGTACCTTGAGAAGTTTGTGCGGCCATGCTGTGCACAATCTGTATGTCATACCTGGCCAAGGTGACACCAACAGGAAGAAGGTTTTTGTAAGTAAAGCCCACTACGCCAGCGATCACTTCAAGGTAATCTTCAATGTAAGGTAGAGACTTTGTTTGCATTTAAAAAGATACCCAGACGAACTGGGTATTTAAAGGATTGGCACACTTGACCAATCAAGGAGAGTTAAGCATGTTTGTCAATGAAGTCCCTAAGGATATCTTCCACAAACTCATTGAATGTTAGGTCTGCCGCATGTGCCTGTTTCATTAACACCAGCAAGTCGGCATCATCAAGTTCAAGAGGAATGCTGACACGAGTGTCGTATTCTGCGCCAGCGGCAATTGCAATGGCCTTTTGGAGCCAGTCGTCATCTGATTCTAGATCAACGTAGTTGACATCTTCCCAGGCTTCTTTTTTATTGACGTTGCGATACTCGGCTTCCTGTTCCATTACGGAACGAAACTCAGGATTGATCAAACGATAGGCTCTTTGATTCTTGTAGTCATGTGCTTGCACTTCATACACACATTGATTACGGGTATCAAAGGTAATTGTAAAACTGCTACCATCATGCTTGTGGTCCCAGCTGTCTAGACTGTAACTGTCTGGACCATAGCAGTTCCACATAAAGTTACTGCCCTCTGTGACACGGTAGTTGACTACCTCTAGCCATTCTTTTAAGGTAATCATATTATGCTACCTCTGCTTCTTGTGCGTGGAGTGTGGCAAGTGCATCTGACAACAAGGTCAAGCCATTTGTGACAACACCATCCGCATCGTAAACAGCACCTGCGTACCAAACGCCATCTTTCATGATATAGTAGTACTCGGCACCACAGTTCTCTACCTGCTCCAAGAAGTCTTTAAATGTCAGGGACACTTTGAAGTCTACGCCTGTCTCGAGACGGTCGCGACCGTAAAAGGTGCACATGTTTTCTGTGGTTCTAATAAAGTCCTCGCGATCCATTACATCGACTTCATGTTGGCTAAAGGCATGTTGGTCACCAATCTCGGGACGCAAAGCACTTAGGTCGCCTAGTGCCACCAGCATGTTGGCTTTGGTGCTGTCGTAGTGTTCTTGCAGGATTTGGCCATTGTGTTCCAAGTAACCATCCCAATGACAGTAAACACTTTTGCAAACATCGCCATGCATGACACCAATTCTTGAACGTGTACCCATTTTAAACTCCTGTTTTGTTGCTGTAAGTAAGTATTATAACACTCTTTTGGTAACCGGTCAACCTTTAGGGTTTTTGTCTTCTGATTCCAACTGTCCCACACGGATCAAGAACAATTGGTATAAACAGTAAATCATAACGCCAAAAGATACTAGCGCAACCAAGTCACTAGCGGCAATGCCCAAAAAGATGATGATTTGCACACTTGCAATAGCCGCCACAATTCCAACTGCCACTTTGCACATATCAAAGACGGCCTGTTTTTGATACTTGTTCATTTTTTACCTTTCACTTGCTTTGCCTCTTTGACTGCAATCTTACCTGAGTAAGCACCGTTCTTGGCGGTGTGGATCAGGCCTGTTGCCGTAAATGTAATGACACCACCTGTACTTGACACAATTGGTTTTTGCATGATTATTCCTTGGTAGATTTTTTAACGGTATAGCCTTCGTCCCTGTAAAGGTCGGCCTCTTCTGCAATGCAGTCAAACAAAAATAAGTCTCCATCCCACACTTGATACATATTGGTTCCTTTTAAAAAAACGTTTATCGGAAGAGGGCTTATTGGCATTGCCTCTTACGCACACTGCAGGTTTATGCGGGCTTCATGCAAGTTGTTTGAGCAAGCGCCTTCCAACGTAATGGGAAGCTCTTGCGCAAGTCTGCAATCTTAGTTGCCATACGCAAGCTCATCTCACGTAACTTGTTCTTGTTCTCATCCATGAAGTCGATGATCTCATCTTGTGCACATGGGTCAAAGTCGTAGTCCTCAAACAGCTCACCTGCACGAGCAATCTGTTTAATACGCAACACCTTGTCACGCATGGTGTCCAGTGTCAAGTCCAAGTAGTGGCAACGACTTTGCAAAGCATCCAAGTGGTCACGTAACTTTTGGCTTTTCATAGCATCAAATTTTAAGTTAGTGATAAAGATAACACTACCCTTGAACTCAAAGCTGTCTGGGATACCTTCTCTGCGCAAGGCACTTGACTCCGACAGCCAACTAATCTTACGCTTCTTGCCACTGTCCAAGGCACCTTTAAGCAAGTTTAAAGACACGTCATCTAACAAGATGCTGTCACAGTCGTCAAAAACAACTACGCAATTGGGATCACTAAATTTGTAAAGTGTTTGGTACAAGCCGATTGGAGTGGCACTGCCTTTGACAACATCTGCACGGACTGGCCTGTCTGCCAGCTTGTCTAGCAAAGATGCTTTCTCAATCTCTCTCTCAACACTGTAGCTCTTGCCAACGCCGGGTGGACCGGATACAATCATGGCACGGATGTCACCACTAATAGCGGCTTTTGTCATGTCTGTTAAGATCTCAAAACGCTCACCAATCTCTTGGATGCGCTCCTCATCGCTCTTGTTAGACGCTTCTGTGACAGCAAGTGCCTCTACAAAGCTCTCACCGCCAGTGACAAACTCGTATGCACCGGGTCCGTCTACTTTAACGCGGATTTCCTCTGGGAAGCCAGGGAAGGTGCCGCCATTTAGGACAGTAACGTAACCGCCCTTGGGGGTACGACGATACTGCTCTACCAATGCAAATGTTTTGCCATTTACTTTGTTGGTACGGTATGTACCACTTTTAATACGGATAAATGCTTCTGACATAAGTGCTCCTTTGTGTGTCTGTGTGTATCTATTATACTGCAAAACGAATGACCCGTCAACCTCTCGGGTTAATAGCTGTACTCGTCCTCGTTCTCGTCGCCGTAGAACTCGTCTGCTTCCTCGTCTGTCATTTGGTACTCGTCGCTGTCCTCAAAGAGGTCGTCTTGCTTGAGCATTTGGTTGACAGTCTTAGTGTCAACTTGCTTTGACATTTCTTTCCACAGTCGGTCTTCAACTTCTGCCAACTTTTCCTCAATGTGGGCTTTGATGGCTTTCATCATGGCATGGTCTTTGTTGGTACCACAATTAGGAGCCGACTCTTCTACCATGTCAAAAGTGTCACGAAAGCTCAAGCCTTCGCCTGTGTTCTTGTTGTACTGCTTACGAGCGGCACCCAAGAAATTAATGGCATCTTGCAGTTCCATTGGGCGGATAAGTTGGTCCCAGTTATACATGTTTGGCTCCTTGTTTGCTGAACATGTATGTATTATACATGGAAACGGATAACCCGTCAACCTGGCGGGTTTTCTGTTGTTTTTTAACAACTATACCAATTCTTCTAAAATACCCAATAATTCAGCGATAATCAATAATGATCCTGCCGCTATAATATAGGGATTATCTAGAGATAATACTAATGCAATACCCGCGATAATACGAGTTACGCTTTTGATAATACTAACATAAAAATGTCCTCGACTGGTATCTTTTGGTTGAATATCCATTTTAGATTTTCCTTTGTGGAATAGCAAGTTGTAACCAGCCCATTGCGGCAACAAACCAGCCATATACTGCTGGATCATTATCCCAATATACTATAATATTAAGAACGGATAATATTACTGTAGATATCGAAAATATTAATGATATTTTATTCATTTTGTTAATCCTAAATGCTTACACGTACCTCGATATAGATGACCTGGGCAAGAACATTGCCATTGATTATCTACACGAGTTAGATTATAAATCTCACCTTTACTGCCCGTTACTTTAATGGTTTCTGGATCAGTATCTACCGATTCTAAAACTTTAAATGTACGGCCTTTTCTATCAAATTGAATAGGCTTTTTAAAAGTGAATTTATTTTTAGTACCTGCACGAATATATGCAGTCATTTTACTCATAGAATCATCAACAAAATAAATGTGATTCTGAGCAGTTGGAATATCCCAAACTGTAGTTTCTTGCACTATTTTCATGATCGTCCATTAGTTGATTACAGCGCAATTATACTGCAATCAACTGGGGCTGTCAAGCCTGTGTGGCGTTTTTACAACTACGACTGTACTCACGCCACAACCACCATTTGTACTTTTTAAAATAATCTTGTGGGGTGTAGACAGGAGCATGACCGGTCCACTGTTCAACTTCGGTTACGTGATCATACCATGTGTGTTGAAGCCAATTGCGAAAGCTCATACAGTCTCCTAGTTAGGATGTATTTTACACTGATAGTCGAGACTTTGTCTACCGGGATTTCGCTCATACCAACCGCGCCCGGTATAGATGTTAAGAACGGATTGGAAGTATTCTTCATACATTTCGGCCACATGGCCCAAGCTGAAGTTGTCCACTGCCCATTTTCTACAGGCTTCGGGTTGTATCTTGTCAATGTTATTGGCGGCCCAAACAAACTGCTCAAAGGTTCTACATCTGTAACCTGTAACTCCATGCAAGTTGTTTTCTGCAAAGCTGCCCCAATCTGTGCTGATAGTGGGTGTGCCACTCATTAGCATTTCAATTTGAACGCCACCAAATGGCTCCACATACATGCTGGGTACAAAGGCGGCCCTAGCACGACTCATTAGGTGTCGACGTTTCTCTACATCAGCATATCCCACAAAGTCTACGTGTGCAGGGGGCTCTTTGTAGCCCATATCTTCCAAGCTACCTTGTCCAGCAATCTTTAAACGTGCACCAATTTCAGCTGTGGTTTGAATGGCTATGTTAACACCTTTGCCATCGTATACCCTACCCAGGAACAGGAAGTAATCTTCTTTTTGTTCGGGTGTGTACAAGAAGTCGTCAGTATCAAAGTAGTTGGGAATGACAACATCATACCAATCCTGCTTGCAGTTACCCACAGCGGCCAACCCATAATAGGCATGATAGATGGCATAGCTTTCAAAGATTTTAAATCTAGCAAAATGACCGCCTGCATAACCAATGCCGGGTTCAACCACAATCATGTCAGGGTGTGCATCACAAATTGGTTTATGTCCAAACCCCCAAAATGGTAGCAAGAAGTCATTCTTTTGTTTACGTAGTCCCACTTCACGTATGGCATTATCATAGAATGTTCGGTAGGCATGATCATTGACATCAAACTTGAAGAAGTTTTTGCGCCAATCGTAATTGCCGTAGGCTTGTTCTAGGTCCGAGTTGTTGATAACTGTTACATGTTCATCGCAGACAAGATCAGACTCTGCATGCCCGTAATGAATAATCTCGTGACCGCGAGCTTTCATCATTTTACCAAATTTCCAAACCTTTTGCGTATAAGCGCAGGCGTTGTATTCTTTGCTGGTAACTGTGTGGGGCAAGCCCAAGATGTGAAATCGCATATGATTAAAAATAGTTTGATAGTTCGCCACGTTCAAAGAAACATTCATTGTTATCCAATGAGATCTCTTTGCGTGTTTCTAACACTGTTGGTTTACCCAAGCCCACTGCAATCGAATACGGCATGCTCTGGTTGCCAATAAAGGTGCTGGCTCCAGCAATTATCTGTGCCATTTCATGGAAGTCGTCAACAGGTCTGTATTTTACATTGACACCAAATGTTTTCACAAAATCTTCATGTTCATCTGCAGATCCTACAAAAAGTGCATTGGTTTCTGCTTGTGTGATTGCCAAAAGGTTTTGCCATGTTGCATTGCAGTCTGATAAATTACTTCTGTATCGGAATGTTCGATTAATCACTACACTGCATTCGTGCAAAGGATCAACTTCAAGCCATGGTTCAATATTGAACGTTGTTCCATAGTCAATTTCAAACGCTCTGTAATATGTTTCAACATAGTTGCCAACAAACGATCTGCCAAACACACGCCTAAAATCATCAAGGTCATAATCCAAGGTTTCACCATCGTATACTTGAGCATCAGTGATATAAGGCTGGCGTTCCAACAAAGGCTTCAACCATCGAAAGTCTCTGTCAGACAATCTATTCTGATGTTCTGGCCAAATATCTCTAGTGTTATATCCATACTTAAAAGCGCAACCTTCTACATTATGCAATGATACATAGAATGTTGACGGTCCATTGGCATATTTCTTGGCTACTGGTAAACTGTAAATTAAATCACCAAGTGTTCCGCTGTGTCTAAATGTTGTCATAGAAAATTTTTAACTTGATCAAAAACGTTATTTGAATCGAATCGACGAGTGCATTCTTCGTCACCACGACCGCAGTAGTATTGTGTGTAAGGTGCTGGACATTGTTCTACACACCCATAACAATCAATATTGCTAGCAATACTTATGTGCGGTGCCGAAGCTGATCTGAATTTAGGTTCTCTATATTCAGCACGAACAGAAGTATACAGTGCCACCACTGGTGTTTCAGTGCATGCGGCAATGTGCAAAGGTCCGGCATCTGCGCCAACAAAAACTTCTGCTCCGTCTATTAACGCATGTGTCTGATGAATACTCAAACGATCTTTAAGATTGACAAGTCGAGGTTCGCCTTCTCTACTGAAAGCCAAATCGTTGCCTGCACCAACTTGTACAACAGTACAATCTGTGTCTGACAGAAGCTGTTTTGCAAATGCTATCCACATGGCAGGATCTATATTACGACTTGGCCAGAAATGATTCCTCATGTGCAGAACTATATACTTGCCGGTTAGTCCAAGATTTTTCACATACTCCAGATCAGCTGTGTCAGGAAATAATTCTGGTTTAATATCACTGGCCCTGGTACCAAAAACCGATCCACTGTAGGCATCTAGCACATGGCATCCAGGATTATTTTCGTAAACCAAATCTAAATTAAAATACTTGTCGTAGATAGCAACATCGGGCAAGGCGGTAAACACAGTGCCAACATAGGGATTGTTTGCGTACACTTCTGGCCTGGCAGTACAAACGTCTACTTTGGCTTGATTTTCTATAGATAGTTTTTTAACAAGGCCAGTGGTTAAAATAACATCGCCAATTGCTTCTTTTCTATTTAAAAGAATCTTCATTTAGGCAACCTACCTAACCTTTCAAGCTCGATGGCAGGACGCTTACGCACAATAAATTCAATTGCACATTCGCTTATGCTGTGATAAGTTTGATCAATTCGGGGCAAGTTATAGTTAAACGAACCATTGACCAATTCCATCTTTAGCACTTCAATTTCAGATCTAAATTGGTACACTAGTTCTAGCACATTGATGCTGACAGGACTCCAACTTTTCTCTTTGAGAATGGTCCAGGTACTTTTGTGATCATTGTTAAATGTGCTAGGAAACACTCCTTGTTCATATAAATCCTCATCGGGTATAGTGGTAATGATATGGCCACCTGGTTTGCAGATCCTTAGCCAATTTTTGTATGCTTGGTATGGATTGACCATGTGCTCAAGGCAATGGCTACTGTGTACAAAGTCATAGGTATTGTCTTCTACTGTGGCCATTTCTTGGGCATCACCATCTGGTAGATCCCAAGCACGTACTTCTGTCATTAGCGGAAATTGTTGTTTGTACCGGCCTAGGCTATCGTCACCTGCACCGATGTCAATTCCGTTACCTGCAAAATATGTATTGGCATATCTTGCATCGTTGAGTCTACGTATTAGTGCTTTGCTAGTTTCATTCATAATTGTGTCCTTTTATTAATCTTTTACTGCGGTACCATTTGGTCCTATATTGCCTTGTACTCCAACTGCATCTAATTCAATAATCTTGTTGTGATCCAGGAATCGGTATAACACATGCTCAATGTCAACATACCCTCCGGCAAGAATACGTTCTTGAATAAAATTCAATCCTTGGCTGTACATGGTGATAATCTCATCTGTCAATGTGGCGGGCCAACTCCATAGTCGACTCATAAACTGTCGTTCCACTTGTGTGTAATCTAATGGGAATTGACTGGCACGACTTTTGCTTACTACTATGTGTGATTGAGTACTGTATTGATCATAGTAATCAATTTTAAAATCGTCATTTAACAAATACCTGCCACTGAGTTTAAAGATGCGTTGACTACCTTGGAATTGATTGGTATCAGTGTGCAAACGTTTTAAGGCGTTGCCGAAACACATTATCTCGGTGACATTTTTAACAATGTCCCAATTGTCTGTGCTTTGATATAAGTCAATCACAGCAGGATCTGTTGTGAAGTCCATCACATGATCCACACAAGATAACAGTTGTTCTCGTTGATGGTCTTGCAATGGCAATCCTGCCATTTCCAGCAGATATATTTTAGCGGTGGGCACTCGTTGTCTAACGCTGTCAATTGTGGCTAGTGTTTGTGCAAGGCGTTGTGTGCTGTCGTAAACACCAAACTTGGTATTCATGGCGCTGGTTACAAGAAAGGTATATTGATTCATGTTGTTGATAGAGCTAGAAAGTATTTAATATATTTTAACACAGGTCGAATAATATTGCAATAAATATTTTTATCAAGGAGATCAAATGACAGCACTATTCGACGAACAACTACAAGTCGTACAACTCAAACAACAATACAATTTAAACAACATGGTCGAAACCGGATGTTATCACGGCGAAGGGTTGACATTTGCCAAGAAGATCGGAATACAAAATTTATACAGTTGCGACATCAACGAAACGTATGTATCAGAATGCCGTAACCTTTTACCCAAGGCCATAATACATCACCGGGACAGCATTGAATTTCTCAAAGAAGTTTTGCCTAGCATAACAGGGCTTACGCTCTTTTGGTTAGATGCACATTATCCTGTTTATTACGGGCTCAAAGAAGAAAATACTTTAACTAAATTTCCATTGGTAGAAGAATTGAAACTAGTGAGAGAACTCAAATCAAACTATCAACAAGATGTTATTATCTGCGATGATCTTAGAGTGCTGTCAGCCGAAAACAATCCTTACTACGCACCGGGCGTAGGACATCAGTTTTTAGTAGAGCATAGCATAAAAGACTTGACCGATGTATTAGCCGACACACATAATTTTTATACAGTGCAGGCCGATACCGGTAATCTTATATTTGTACCAAAGGCTTAAGTGGTCTTTGCTTCCATGTATTCTTTTAACACACGCAGAGCTTTACGACTGGTGTCGTAAACATACTCTTTGGTACTGTCCTCGTTGGTGATAATGAGAATGAAACCATTCTCAACTCGACGAACTTCAATTGATTCAAACATTGTATTTCCTTGATTAATTTAAAAAAAACGAGTAACGATGGTACCAACAACAACTACTACCAAAGCAATTACAGATACTCCATACACCAGTAAGGTCATTTGTCTTTGAGAATCGTCGTAAGTTGAGTATGTTCTGCCAACCCATTGACTGGGTTCAACAATAGGATCTGCACTACCCACAGTGAACTGGCACTCGCTCAATGTGCGTGGTGTAACAAGATGCGATGATTTCATGATCGATTACCTAAGTTGTTAATAATGTACGTATATTAACAGATTAAACAGGTTATGTCAACAAAAACGGTGCCTTAGCACCGTTTTGTTATCGTTTAGCTCTACCCGCACCGTCCGAACGAGGAGCTCTGGCTTTGGGATTCTTGATTTGTAATTGTACTTTACCCGGATTGGGTTCTTCTAACTCGTCCCATGCTTGGTATTGCACTTTGGTAATTTCTTCCAACAGCTTGCCTTTTTCGATGTAGTTACGAACATAAGGTCCATTGTCTTTGTTTTCAACTTTGCAACGAATAGAGATCAATTCCTTCTTGGGATCATTGACATCGTGGATGCTGATTTCTGG